GGTTTAAACTCTTGGGCATCAAAAGTTTCAATTCTGTATGAGTTTGTGGTGGAATCGACCAGAGTCAAATTTGAAACAGTCCAACTGGTTTTGTTATTGTGGAACCAGTTCTTTGACAGTTCTGTCGAAGACTCATATCCAAGAGATTGAATTTCCGCAGTGTCACCTGTGAGATAACCATAAGTGTTGCCATCTGGTCGGAAATCTTTCAGAGAGGAAGCAATACGAACTCTGATTTCATTCGAAGTGTTGATGCCAATGTAAGCGTAAGAATAATCATCAAAACGAATGTCCGTCTTTTCGTTGATTTGATAATCAACTCCTGTCACATTCAGAAGTTGTGTTGATGACTTTCCATTATATGTCAGGTTGATGATGTTATCATCCAAATCCGTCGTGACCAAATTTCCACTTACAGGAAAATCAATTGTTGAATCAACATCAAGAATGGTTGAACCTGCTGAAACGGTGTTCAGTAATTTTGTCTTTGGATTGACTCTAAATTCACCAAAAATGGTACCTTGGACATCAATATCTCTGTCATATCCAGTGTCAATACTGATCTGATAGTACTGACCTTGATCATAATTGATAGGAATTACATTGGTTACAGAACCTCTTGCTCCAGTTGACTTCTGGAAGATTGTCAGATTCTGCAGTTGGAGTGGGTCACCCTGAATCGTTTCAACGACGTAATCTGAAGTGACTTTGTAATCAGCATTGGATGGGCGAAGAAGAAATTCACTTGGACGAATAACATCAACTGGAACACCATAAAGTGCCCCAAAGAGAATTTTGTAAGATTCCTCTGTTCCTTTAGAATTGTAAAAACTGTCAAGACCAAAGACAAAATTTCTCTGATCCAATCCAGAGAAAAGAGTTCTTTGAGTAAAACCAGGAGCAAATTGATACTTGAGTTTCTTGAAGAACTCCTGAAGGAAGAGAATGCTCAGGTTGGTAATTGTGGCACCAGCAGTGTGCTTATCTGCCTCTGTAGATTTAAATACCAGCTGGTCGGGGGTGTTAGACCCAACGTAATCTGTAACCCCGCTAAAACCCCTTGTACACCCCTCAAACGCCGAATCTGTCTTGCGGTCATAAAAGATGATCTCGTCATCAATTTGAATCAGACCGTTTGTTTCGGGGAAACCATAAGTAAAGTTACCAGAAACATCAGCGGTGATAGTCTGGTCTGTGTAAGAAACATTAGAAGCAAGAACTGTTGTGGTTGTGAGATTGAACAACTCATCAACCTTTACATATTGATCCAGATTTTGAATCAAATCATAAGTTGCCCCATCAACTTCCTGGGATAAGTAATATTGTTTTAAGAACTCTCCAAGCAGAGGAAAATCCTCCCTCACATAAGTGGGGAGTTGGTGCTCGATGATATCCTGAATCCTTACTCTATCGACTGCCATTTCCTACTTAAAGGTTCTAGTGTTATTATTTACCACGGTTTTTAGTAGGAACTACTGGAGGTTGTGGTTGTGGGACTGGTGGTTACTGTTGTCGTTGTTGTTACCGCTGCAGTGCCTGTTGAGGTGCTTTGTGTTGTCTCAACGACGATTGGACCTCTAACCAGACTTCCATTGGCATAACTGGAAGAAACAACATAATTACTTCCTGAAACATCATCTCCGGAGTCGATTCCATCGATGACCATGTTGACAGTTGTCTTTGTGGTGTCCAGTTGCAAATAAAGATCCTGCAGACCAATCACATCATTCGAATAAGGAGTTGCAGAAATCTCAATGACTGGTTGTCCTTTAGTAATAACCGTCGAAAGAATTTTGATTGGATTCAGTTTGATTTCACCTTTAACATAATCAATGGTTCCGATTCCTCTCTTAACGACGACTGGTTGAGTCGAAGAGTTCAATTTAAAGAGGAAGATTGATCCTGATTTTTGATCGGGGTTAGGCGTGTCACCAAAATAAACAGTCTCACTAATTCCACTGACTTTGAAACCAGAAGACTTGATGTTATAACCAATGATGGTTCCATTATATACAGAGGAGTGTCCGTGATTCTTAATGTGGAATCTGTTTCCATAACAAATCTCATACTCAGCAAATGTGTTCAACTGAGCAGCCATGTCTCTTCTCATTGAGATGTTGGTGATGTTTGAGGTCACCGCTTCATGACTGTTGTCAATTACATTCTGGAATTTGGAATACTTGAATCGTGCTCCAAATTGATTGAGTTGTGAAGAGTTAGCGTAATTGACAATGTTCTGATTGACGATTGCTTTTACCGCTGCAGAAGAAGAGGCAAGGTTGCTGTTGTAATAAACACGACTGTCCGACTCAAGATAAAGATACTTGAGGTCAACGATTTCCGTAACGATTCCAGCAACAGAATACTTTCTCAGTTGTGCTTGAAGATTCTGCTTAATCTCACTGGAGAGGTAAACACCATTGTAAGGTTTGATGCTGATGAAGACCTTACCATAAGCAGGTGGGTCAAGTTCTTCGCCACCAAAAGCAGAAACAGATGCTGCTTCGGGGTAAACCTGAGGAACGACTGCCTCATAATCGGCAGCGGTTACTGCTCTGTTTTGTGATGCGTAAATCTGTGGAGAGTATTTACGAATCGAATCCATGCTTTCGATCGCAGCACCACCCTGTGATGAAGAGTTCGTCGCAAGCAGAGAGATTCCTCTGGTGACGACTGTACCATCATTATCAACCAGTCGCCCAGCGTAAGTAAACGCTGCGATTCCATTTGCCTCAGCACCGTTACATGTCAGGTAATTTGCCGTGACATAATTAGGTTCTTGGAGTTTGGCACCAAATACGTTGTCACCAAATAAGAGTTCGTAGCGCTCTCCAGGTGCCTCTTGAAGGTAATAGATTGTGCTTGTAGGTGTCACACCCACCAACGAGCTGAATTGCGAATAAGTGCGACTTACAGTGGATTGTTCTGACTCACGAACGATCACTTTAAGACGTGACGTATCGATTCCACTGTTTGTCAGATAATATCTTTGATTCGGATTACGGGAACTAACCGTCCAGTTCTGAGTAACGTAAGTTCCTTCATAGATGTTGACATTATTGAAGAACGCAACTCCTGTGGATTCAACAGGAACTGTGATGTCATCAATGATTGAAAAGACGTATGATGTGCCGTTGAACTGTTTGTTTGAAAGAGCAACGATTCCTGCCTTGAGCGTCAACGTAACCGCATCAGTGTCAGAAGCATCAACAGAGAAAGAGATATTAGCAACAGCAGACTTTCTGGACTTAGGAACGTACCCAATGTTCCTTGCCAGAGAGACAACGTTTTCCCTCAGAGTTGCACTGTCAAGAAACACCTCGTTCGATACCATGTTGGCATTGTACGAAGTGATATAAGTGTTATAAGCAAGTGCATCGATGATCGTTGAGAGATTGGATCCCTCAAAGTCATAGTCGGTAAAGTTTGAGTTCGCCTTTAAGTAATCCCTGAGGGACTGCTTAATTTGATCAAAGTTTACGTTGCTAAAATTAACTAACGGCATTTTACCTGTTGGGTTCTAAGGCAAAGGTGAGTTGTTGTACAGGAACATCGATACCAACAATATAGTATTCAACGGTTACGTTGAATTCATAATTATCGAAGTCCGCTTCAACTGTGACCTTGTTCAGTTCCACACGAGGTTCAAATTGGTTAATTGTATATTCAATCTCCGACTGAATGGAATCAGCGGTGAGTTTATCAAAGTTCTCGAACAGAAGTGCTGAAACATTAGAACCAACACTTGGTTGAAATGGTTTCTCCCCAGGAACAGTCAGCACAAGATTCTTGAGAGCACGAGCAATCGCGTTCTCATTTCTCAGTGCAATCAGATCATCATTCATTGGATTGATCTGAAATGAAGCACTGATATCTTTAAAACCACTGCTGGTCCTTTGTGCAGGTTGAATTGGCACAGATGTACTTACAACAATTCAACCTTATTTATGGGGTTAAAATTCGGTTAGAGGAATGGGTTCTGTTCCATACTCCCAATCATCATAATCCTCATCATTACGGATCTTCTCATGAAGTTCCTTTTGAACCAAGAAGTCATGCTTCTTTGGTGTAAGTTTGTCATTTGCGATTTCACGAAGCATCTTCTGATGCATGTGATTTGCTTCGTTGTCTAAAAAGTCGTGCATAGTGCTTCCTGATTTACAATGAAATCAGAACTTTTTAAGGGGTTCCTATCCCTTTAATAATTTATGTCCTTATACAGATTAGTCTTTTCTTCTTCAGTCTGCCAGTAATAATCATCCGTGTCACCCAGTCGTCCCCAACGAACACCGTTCTCCACCTGATACTCAATGGTTGACACCTTGAAGTCAGGAACCAGTGGGAGGTCTGGTGTGATGGACAGATCATACAGTCTCATCCTGTTGTTCGGATAAAGAGCAAACTGACCATTTTCCAATTCAACACAGTTATGTGACTTATGTTCTTGTGGAACCTCACTGACATTATTATCAATCACATCTGGATTCGAATGATAATTATCAAGAGTAAACAGATACTGACCCTTGATAAAACCATGATCCCGAGAGTAAATCTCCGCATCCATTGAGGAGATGAATCCCTTATTCATACAGACAACACCATAATCCATACAGTTCCAGAACTGCAGATTGGGAAGATCCAAATCAGGATCAGGTGTCTTTGGTTCTCTTACAAACGCACTAATGGGCAACTTATCATACATTGCACCATACTGTGGCAAATAAGTCTCAAAATAAAAAGCACGTCCAGGAATCGACTTTGCCGAAACCCAGACGCCCTCTACAAACTCCCCATGACCATCCTGATGATCGAGAAGATATTCTTTACGAACGTAAATTCTTTCTGCGGGAAGATTGCAGATTAAATTCATCTACCTTGTCCTCTGTACTTCTTCTTTGCCTTGTTGCGCGATGTCGCTGCATATTTAGTGTTGCGACCACAACCCTGTCGTGTGTTCTTGGGGAGTGACTCCAGAACGTCAACTCCACCCTTACCCTTCTTAAACTTTGCCATTTAAACCTCAGATAACACGAGTCTTTTCGTGACCAACTCGAATGCGAGGGTCACACCAAATTTCATAACCTGCTTCAATCGCATCCAGACAGAACGAAACGTCCTCACCACACATATCCTGAACAGCACCAGATTCAAACACTTGCATCTTCGGAGCGAACCAAGGATAAGTCATCTTCTCATCCTCAAAGACACCCTTCTGAATCATGACCCAACCGAAACCAGTGTAATCAACAGTAAAAGGTTTCTTACGCTTCGTAATGCCATCAACCATCTCATGATTCATGACACCACCATTACTGCGGAAGTCATCCTCCTCCAACCAGTGTGCAACAGAGGTGGTACGTCCATCCTCAGTTGAATACCAACCAGCACTAATGGGACGCATGTTCTCCTGAATGATTTCACCTTCTTCATCCAGTGCCTCAGCAGGAAACGCAACATCACACAGTTGCCAGAACTTTTCAGTGTTGAAGATGATGTCACTGTCAATCCACAGTTGCCAATCATATTGCAACTTACCATCCCAAGGAATCTGATTCGGTCCACGCAGAACATTTGCACCCAGACACTTACAACGGGCAAAGTTCACCATGGAACTGTAGTCCTGAGAGATCTGAATGCTCATCTGATTCTGAACCAGATCGAAACACAACTGAACGAAGTTCTTTAGAAACGCATATGAACACCCGCGCCCTGGAAGACAGAAGACAATTGCCTTTCCCCTCATTCGTGCTTTAATTGCATCATAATCCCATTCGGGACCATCCTGCTTTGTGTTAGGCTTTGATGCCTTTACAGTAAACCCTTTGGCCATGAAATTAAATTCACTCCACTTCAGTTTTAATTATAACGTCTTATTTAGTGCCCCTCAAGGGCATGGCGCTGTGCTAACAGAAAGGCACAATGCAACTCCTCAAAGGTCGCAATCACCACCTTCATTTCATACTCATGAATCAACGCATCAATCTCACGATCATTCAGACCTCGTGTTAACTCATGCGCGATCAGTTTTGCTTGCTCCTCAGTCATTTCCCTACGGGCGCTATTTTTTCGGTTTTTTCCCTCGCGGAATTTTCAAAGGACTCTAAGTTATTAGAGGTCCCTTCGAGAACACTTAGAGTCACTCCTCCAAAGATCATACAGATCATGAAGAAAACAACAGGTGTAAACAATCCAAAAGTTTTTAAAATTATTCTTGCAAATGCTCTGACGAACACAAGAAGAAATCCAACTTTCAGAACTCTCCCCTCACTCCAATAAGGAGGTGTCTGGGAGTAACTCTGCAGTCTGGAAGGAGATGAAGAAACTTTCTCATTCTTTTCGCTTCGCTTCGTCTCCGACCCTGAAGAGAGTTTCTCAGAAGTTGTGCTTGACAACTTCTCTTTCATTGCCTCAGCAGCACTCTGTTCCATCATTTGTTTTCCGATAACCTTAGAGTAACACCCTTCGGGTGTGCTTCGCAACTCTTTGTGTGCCACTTTCATAAAAGGTAACAGAGGGTCGAAATACCTGGGGGAATATTTTTAACCAGCCGGACTAAAAGTCTTCGTTTCACTCAGACATAGATTTGCCTTTTGGTACACTGGAAAATATTTCTCTCGTCTGGGGACCTTTGTAGGTTAGCTGTTTCGACTTTTCTATATACCCCCCTTCGCCTTTATCGCCTTATACCTTAATACCTTATACCCGCTACGCCCGCCGACGCGCTACATCATAAAACCATAATAACTGTCGATTCGATACATTGTCAAGTACTGTCATAAGTGTACAGAATTGCCCCTAAGTCTTACGCATAAAAAAATACCCCTGGGAACCACCCCAGAGGTACATCTTTGAACCACATACAACAGTCAGTTAACCACTCTAACTGTCGTCCCCTTAAGTTTAACGACCTTGGGAAATTGGTCGTCTCGATGTATCTTACTCGTGCTTCTCGTGTGTAGTCATGATGCCCACAATCTTAGCGCCTGGGTATAGTGCTTCGAGACGATTCTTTGCGGTGTTGCTGTTCAGAACTCCATCCACATATACTGTCTGTCCCTTATACCCATTCATCGTAAGAATCTGTGCCTTGAATGTAGTCATGATGTGTGTCCTTAGGTGTTATCAATCAGGCAAGGAATAAAGGTGAATTCATACTCTCCATCCTCGGGATCTCTACCATCCACGACCCACTCTGAGTATACAGAATCGGAGTCCTGAATGCGATTGTCATCAACTAGAACTGAGAGGCGTTGGAAGTAGTGTTCGCCCATTACATCAACTGCCTTTTGGTATGCTGATTGTTTCATGATTAGAAGAGGTTAAGTGTACAGAATCAACTGAGAAGTCTTAGGCAGTCAGGTTAAAGATCGTGAAGATCTTGTGCTTGATTTCAGTAGCAATCTCTGCCTCATCATCACCGTAGTCAGCATAATCGGACAGAGCGGAATCAATCGCGTCCCACTGTGCATCAGTGAAGAG